TTCAATAAGATTTGGATCTAGCTTAAAAGCAAATGAAGTAGATAACTACTGGGCTAATTCAAATGCTGATGGAGATCCAATAACAATTATACGTAATGGACAGGGAGTTAGTGTTGATAAAGATGGCTGGATACCAACTGTTGAGAATATAAATTTAGATAAATCATCAATCTATTTAACAGCTGGTCAACAAATTGTTATTGATGACGTAAATAGAAACTTTCCGTTAAGTAGTTTTGGTACACAGCTCCAAGCAACAATTACACAAGTTAAAGAAATGACACCAGCAATAACCTCTAATGAAGGTTTATCGCCTCAATATGTTGATAATCAAATAAGTAAAAATGGCCCTGACGGATTATAGACCAGAATTTCCATATAAAGGTAATCAGGTGATTATATCATCTGGTAGAGTATTGCTACATTCTAAGAGTGATAGTATTTTTTTATTTGGTAAAAAAGCTGTTAGTGTATCTACACCTGGTACGTTTAATGTAGATGCAAATCAAGGTATGACAGTTACTGCACCTATCATTGAATTGGGAAATAATGCAATGGAACAGGGTGAACCGGTAGCTAAAGCTGAGACTTTGATAGTGCAGTTAAATAGATTACTGGATGGAATAAAGGATTTATCCGATGCTCTAAAAGAACTTAAATCAGAACCGGAAGGACTTGCTGCAGCAGTTGTATTAATAACAAATAAAGCTCTATTATTATCGGATACAACAACATCAGTAAGAGGAAAGCTAGTAACAATCGCATCTAATGTAACTTTTACAAACTAATATGGGAGGAATAAAGAAAGGCCTAGAAAAAGCTACATTAGCATCAGCAAAGGTACTTGCCAAAGCCCAAACTGGCATTGATAGAGTTTTGTGGGGTAAGGACGCTATGATATACTCTGCTCAACAAGGAGTAAGTGGTAGTGCTAGCGTAACTGCTGCTAAAAAAACAGCAGCGGTAAATACTAACTCAAAGATGCCTAAGCCGAAAAATCCATTAGAGTTAGGTTTATTACCAATATTAGATATTATTATATCCGTAGATCTCTGTAATATAATTGATTACTTAGCAAGTACCGTAGGCGGTAAGGTACCTAAGAAAAGGCCTGAAAATCCAAATAGTATTGAGGAGGCGCTATATTTTGTACAAGATAAAGCATTATTCGTACAAAACGCTATTGATACTTTTTTAGCAAGTCCTACTGCCCTTATAGGAAGGTATACGGGATTAGATCCAAAGATTGTATCGCAGCGAGAGATTGCAGAAATTACTAACCAACCCTTACCTGCACAAGGTAATTTAACAGTAGTACCCGGCCAAAGTACATCGGGAACTAATACGCAAAGATATAACGTAGTTAATTTACTAAACTATATAAGAGGTACTTTTGCAGACGGGATAGCAGTGATTGACGGTAAATCAGTATTCACACCCGAAGACCAAGAATTACTCACATCAGTTCCAGGACTATCGACTAATCTTAATATAGTAAATGATTTTTTAGCTGGTATCACTACCAAATACGCCGACTATAGAAATATACCAGATAAAGATCTTCAGAAGTTGCTAGCTCAGATTACTACATTAAGAACAATATGTGTAGTTATACAAGGACTTGATTTAAGAAACCCAGCATCCTATTTAACATTAACAGCTGCAGTTTATCCACCTGAAAGTGTTAGAGGTCAGATAGCTAAACTACAAAAATGGATTAATCCACAAGGGATTATACCAGTAGTAAAACAGATAAATGATGCTACGAAGTCTTTTATAGGTATTGTGCAGCAGTCGCAAAAAATACTAGCACAAGGACAGTTTATTATAAAGATAGCATTATTGCTGATTAAGGTTTTCAAGGCTATTGTAGCTTTTCTTAAAAAACTACCAATACCAGGTATGTCTACAACTGTGGGTGCAAATGTAACCTTTAGTAGCATTGCAAATAAAATTGAAAAAGTCATAGATGAAGTAACAGAGATTCTTGCACAAGTAAACTCACTACTCGCCGTAGTAGTTTCTTTTCTTAGGTATGTTCAGGCAAATACATTACAACTGATCGATAGATTGGAAAATTTATTAGGTACACTAGCATCATGCGACTCCACAAAAGATTCACCAGTAGTAGCACAACTGGCAACCACTGTAGCTAACTTAAAAACACTTAATACTCAAATATCGGATTACCTTACCTTATACGATGATAAAACAGATCCAAGTAAGGCAATTTTTGGCATCTATAGTATACGGGTAATAGATGAAGAGGTTACAGATAAAAGTATACCTAATAAACGTAGAAGAGGTATTGCTTTAGATAAGAATGGTTTCATCGCCGTCCAATCTGACCTAACCTTTGCAACCGATGTAAGAATTATAATACAAGAGGTTAAACTTAAATTATTAAGTGCAGGACTTATTCAACCTGGATTAGGTGGCATTGATGCAGACATTATAATTATTAGTGACTCACTAAGCTTTTTGGAGACTAATGATATAATACAAGACGACTTAAATCTTGGAAATACCGGCGAATCAATCGGTTTAAATGATTTCCTAGATAACCTACCAGGAGGAAAAGCGCTTAAACAGAGAGTACGATCTAATTTAGATAGTAAGAAAGCTGCATTTGCGGATAAGGTGAAGAGAGAAAAAATCAACACAAGTAAAATATTTAAAAAGTAAGTAAACAAAATATTTATAAATACAATGGCAAACTTAGACGCACTTAGAAAACTGATAAGAGAAGAGGTGAGAGCCGCTTTCCAAGATCAATTATCTGAGATATTAAAAGAGGCTATAACAGCTAATAAAGGATCGAAACAGCAGATAACAGAGGTTGAAAGACCTAAGAAACCTACAATACCAGGAACACTCAACACAAGACCTTTTAGACCGCAAATAGCACCGCAACTATCACCAGGTAATCCTTTAAATAGTATACTAGCTGAAACTGCTAGGAGTATGACGGCTGAAGATATGGGATCGTTAAATTTTGATTCATCATATGCTCAAGGTTTTGATGGAGGATTAATGGAAGGAGTTATGAGTGGATATCAACCTGAAACACAAGTAGTTGATTCGATAGAGGATATGTTTGCAACTGCAAGACCAAGTTCAAATATGGATGCAATACAAATAAATGCAGTTCCTGATTATACTGAGTTAATGAGTAACCTAAGAGCTAAAGGCGCTATTTAATGGCATACAACCTAAGAAATATAAATACACTTGATCTTAAGCCATCGACAGGAGTCGGAGTTGGCTTGCCGTTCAATACCCCATCGGTATTTACAACAGTATACACAACTAAAGAGCAAATTAAGTATAATATTATCAATTTTCTTTTATCGGATAGAAGAGAGAGAATCTTCAATCCGACATTTGGAGCCGGTCTTAGATCAAGACTTTTTGAACAAATAACCGATCAATCTAATCAAACATTACAAGATAGTATACAAACTAGCATACAAAGCTATTTTCCAAATATACGAATAGAGGAATTAGATGTAATATCCGATCCAGATAGAAGTAATATAACCGTTGAATTTTCATATACGTTATTAGCAAGCAACGAGCAGGATATAATAACACTAAACGTACAGAATGGCTAACATAGATATAAAGTATCTTAATAAGGATTTTGACTCTTTCAAAGGAGCTCTAATTGAGTATGCCAAAGCATACTATCCGACATCTTATAACGACTTTTCAACCTCATCACCAGGAACCATGTTTATCGACATGGCATCCTATGTTGGCGATGTTATGTCATTTTATTTAGATAACCAGTTACAAGAAACCTTCTTAGAGTTTGCAAAACAACAGGGAAATCTATATGCAATGGCATACATGCTAGGATATAGACCAAAAGTAACTTCAGCAGCAGTTGTTTCTTTAGACATATATCAACAAGTACCTGCAACAACGGTAGGCGGCATCCGTCAACCAGACTTTAACTATACCTTAATTATTGATGAGGGTATGCAAGTACAATCTAATATAAATAACGGATTATTTTTCTATGTACAAGATAAGGTAGATTTTGGTATATCATCTTCAATGGATCCTACTGAAATAAACGTTGACGCTGTTGATCCATCAACCAACGAACCAACAAGATATCTACTAAAAAAGACCGTATCAGCAATATCGGGTCAATCTAAAACAGCTACTTTTAGCTTTGGACAAGGACAGAGATTTTCAACGGTAACAATACAAGATAGTAATATTATAGAGATAATAAGTGCTGTAGATAGCTCTACGGGTGATACGTGGTATGAAGTACCGTATTTAGCACAAAACTACATAATATTACCAGTTCAAAATACAGCGACAGCTTTTCCATCCCTAGCTCAACAAGCTAACCAAGTACCCTACATGGCTCAAAAAACGTATGTGAACAAGCGGTTTACATCTCGATTTAAAACATCAGGACTACTTGAATTAGAATTTGGAGCAGGTGTAAATAATATATCTTCATCAGCAATTATACCAAATCCATTTAATGTTGGAATAGGTACAGTAAATAAGCTAAGTTTAATTAATACAGCTTTTGATCCAACAAACTACGTAACGACTGAGGATTATGGTATAGCACCATCAAATACGACTATAACAGTTACATACCTAGCAGGTGGTGGTGCGGTAGCAAATGCACAATCAAACGAATTAACGACTGTTACTTTCGCAAATACTAATTATAGATTACCAGATAGTAGCCTACCATTAGCAGCAACATACAGAGCAACCCTAGCAGCCAATAATGACGCCTCAGCAGTTGGTGGAGGTGATGGCGACAGTATTGAGGAGTTGAGATTAAATACTGCGTATCAGTTTCAATCACAAATGCGTGCTGTAACACAGCAGGATTATCTAGCAACTGTTTTATCAATGCCAGCTAAGTTTGGAAGAGTTGCAAAAGCTTACGTAACGAAGGACGAATCATTATTTAGAGATTACCAATCAAATGAACCAGGTGAAAGAGATCCGTTAGCTACATCTTTATATATACTAACTTACAATGCAACTAGTCAATTTGATACTCCATCAAATGCTTTGTATCAGAATATACAGACATATTTGAACGACTACAGAATGCTCACAGACGCAGTTACACTTAAGCCGGCGTACATAATAAATATAAGTGTAAACTTTGATATAGTAATGAGACCTAACTACTCTACAAGAGAGACGATTGCGACTTGTTTATCTAGATTACAAACCTACTTTAACAGAGATAAGTGGCAAATTAATCAACCAATAATAATGTCTGAAATCTATACACTACTTGATCAGGTAGTAGGAGTACAGACGGTACAGAAGATTGAGATTTTAAATAAATCAGGTATCGCCGACGGATATTCACAATATAGTTATGATATATCAGGAGCAACCTTAAAAGGTGTAGTATATCCATCACTTGATCCGAGTATATTTGAAGTTAAATACCCAGGCACTGATATTCAAGGGCGTGTTGTAACCTTCTAGAAATAACAAATAATCAAATAACCATGGCAGTCTATAAAATATTTCCAGCAGCAGATGCAACAATCTACTCAGCATATCCACTAAAAAATACTGGTAGAGACTCTGTATTGGAAATCTCAGTTAAAAACTCACAAGACGCATCAAGATTTGTTAACAGATCTTTAATGGAGCAATCTCCATACTATAGCTACGATGTAGCAGCTACCGATAATTATACGAATCCTTTAGGTATGAGTGGTTCATCAGATATTAGAAGAGCTTTA